AGAAGTGAAGTCAGATACTGTATGATAAACTACTTTTGATCCAGGATAAACTTTTTGAAGTTCGTCATTAATTTCCTGACGTGATGGAGTTTTGATTTGGGGGAAGAACATTTTCAGTGAATAATATTTTCCTCTCCACAGAAGCGTTACTGCTACAACATTTCCAGTTTGTGCCTGAAGTCTTGTTGCCTCATCTACTTGAGATTTAAATCCTTTGATTGGTTCTGGATGAATTAAATCAACTACTTCAGCAAAAGTATTTCCATCAGCATCTTCGATGGTTACATCTTCCTCTTTTACACATCTATTATAAGTTTTTCCAAATAGTTTTTGTGTTCCCTTCTTTTTATATCCAGGCCAGCACTTCATTTCATCTACAATTTTATCAACTATTTTTTGTTCCTCCATTTCACCACTGTTTACATAATCAGCAGCAGTATCAATATAATCAGCAGCTTTGGTAATCTTTGATTGAACCCATGCTTCTAGATTACCTTCACCTTTGCCCACTTTTGCATTCAATCTTTTCGCAGCATCCATAAGAGTTTTAAGTTCAGATCTGACCATAGAATACTCTTCATCTTTAACGGAGACTTTGTCCCACGCCTTTTCTCCATATGCACATTCTGATTTTGTTTCCCTCTTATCGCATAGAGGGCAATATCTTTCTTCTTCTTGCATGTTAGTTTCCTCCGTTTTAGTTCCCCAGTTTGCAGCACCAACTTTACGACACTTTACAAGTGCTCCAGAAGCATATGCACTTGGCCAAACATCATAACGAGATTTTACTTTATTATAACAAGCATCTTTTTTACCACTACCTTTACCTGGTTTATCTTTTACTTCTTGTAAATCCATTTCTTCAGTTCTTACGTTGGTTGGTTTTGCTCCACCAGTTTTTTCTGGTTGATTTGGATCTAAACGATTCTTTCTTCTTCTAGCCGATTCTTCCTCATCTTTAGAGAGTGATCTTTTCATCTTAGAACTTCCGCATTTTGGAGTGGAGGTTTGTCCAGGTTGACGAGCACAGGGTTTTCCTGCCCATTTTCCACCAAGTTGAACCCACCCACTTTTACCATCTGATGATTTTGATTTACCAAACCAATCACGAAGACCTTCATCTCCAGATTTGGATTCTTCCTTTACATCTTTAAATTTCTTATGATGCTTTTTAGCATCCGCTTCCATCTTTTTCAAACGAGTATAATAATCTGGAATTTCATCAATATGCTGAAGAGCAATATCTCTTGCCAAATTATGATCTTTAGTATGCTCATGCTCAATAGGTTCCCCCATATCGAGCTGCTTTTGTATGAAAGAAACTTCAAGACGATGTTTCTTTGCTATTTGCTGAACTGATAAGTGGGGTTTCAATGATGGCATTTTTATTTCTATTTATTTTCGTCAGTAACTTGACTTTTAAGAAACTTAGATAAATCTGCTGTTGAACCGACAAAAAGTGCATTATTCACTGTTGTTGGACCTTTAACTTTTTCTTCTTCAATATCTTTTAATTTCTTCTGAAGATCCATTAACTTATCTGTAGCATCAGCAACATTTTTTATTAGTTGTCCTGCAACTTCATATGCTCTAGGCATTTCACTTTCTTGTGCTAACTCAAGAATTCCGTTTATTGCTTCCTGACCCTTTTCAATAATTGAATATAAATTTCCTCTAGTGTATTCATAGTCTTTCTTAACATCATCAACTGAAGATGACATTTTTTCAATTTTTATATCAATATCAGAAGATTCTGCAGAAACTACAATTTCCGTAGAATCTTCTGTATTGAAGGTATCGTTCAGGTTTTCAAACTTTTTTGTCATCTTCATAACTCATTAAAATAAAGATCCACTAAAACCAAAATCATCTCCAGGTTCTATCAATGCATCATCTTGACTGTCAATAATATAGACTTGAGAACCTGATACATGTTCTACTAAATCTGTATTGTATAGAGATCTTGTTACAGTAAGTTCTTTTGCAAAATCATTTATATTTTTAATTTGCATCGTTTCCCCATTTATATCAATTAATTGATTTTCAGAAAATCCAACTGTGCTAGCAACTTCAATTACAGAATCTGAAATTTCAATATTTTTTGATAGGGATGTGATAGAGTTTCCTGTATAATTTTTTGTAGCCTTTGGTGTTGCTGAATATGTAAGGTCTCTGTTTGCTCCCTTTGTATCTCCAGCAACAAAACCAAGAGAAACTTTTTTGACAATTTCTCCAGCAGCACTTGCACCAGAAACAGGTCCAAACAGATAAGTTTTTGCAGTAAATCTGAAGGTATAAATTAATGCTCTTCTAGTGTCAAAATTTCCTTCATAATCGTCCTGCATAGATATGTTTTCTAATACAATTGGAATGTCTCTTTTTTCTCCAATTGTATCAAGTAAATTGACAGTAACTGTATATGCTGGTTGAAAATAAGGAACAATTTGCTCAACAATTTGAAGCATATCATCATTTAATTTAGTCATCACACTAAGTTCAAAATCCATATTGTATGGAACAGGTAAATAAGTCTTTTTAACTTCTTTACCATCTTCAACTGAGGTGCTTAAAAATGTTTGAGTTTGTGATACTTTTCTGGTTGGATCATAATTTAAACCTATGAATTCAAATGACATTCTTGGTAATGTTATTTGAACAGGTTTATTTAAGTTTGGTTCCTGTTCCAATCTTGCCAAAAACTTCTGTGTTGGTCCATATGCCAAAGGAACTTTTACTACAGAAAAAACATCATCGGAATCATTTTTTCTTTTAATTGTAATATCATTGAATAAAGAACCAAATCCTATAATAGTTCTTCTCAATATTTCGTGGTAAAAATATTCAAACATTTTTTATTCTCTTCTAATTTTAAGGATTACCAAATGGATTTAATTCACTGAAATCAATAATCGAATCTGCTTCTTCTTCTATTTCAGAATTTTCCGCAAACTTATCAACAATATTGTTAGTATTTATACCTCGTAACGTGTAATTCGCCCCAGATTTTTGTCCAGTTATTGTTTCTCCTGCCACAAAAGATCCCGTTATTGTTGCTACTTGTAAAACTTGAGTTACTGCATCCCAAGTTCTAACTTTAGCGGTTACACCACTTACACTACCAATAACAGATTCATTTGAAAAATATGTTCCAAATCCTGTTAAGACTGGTGAACTAAAAATTACCTGTGGTGGTGATGTGTAGTTTAGTCCAGCATCAGTTATTGCAATTCCAGTTACTGTTCCATTTTGAATTATTGCTTTACCGTATGCGGGAAGAGAAGATGTGCCGGCAAAAGAAACTGTTGGTGGTGCTGCATATCCAGATCCTCCACTAGTTATAGATACTATTCCAACAATTCCATCACCAATAAAGCAAGTTGCTGCTGCACCAGATCCCTTATTACTTCTAAAAGTAATCTTTGGTGGAGTTGTATAGTTGCTTCCTGGATTTGTGATAGTAACACTTTGCACTCTTAAAAGATTTGGATCAGACTCACAAAAATCTACAATTCCACTGATCATCTGCGCCACACCCGTTGCAGTTGTTCCAGAACCAGGAGCTGCTCCGAATTGCACAGATGGTGCAGATCTGTATCCACTTCCCCTATTTGTAATCTTAACTAATCTGACCCCACCATTAACTATTCCTGCTATTGCTGATGCAGTGGATCCAAATCCAACCATCTGTAAAGTTTGTATATATCCTTCTTCCTCAACATTGTCATCGATATTATCAATTCCAGTATCAATAATTTCATCACCGTAACGGAATAGTTCACAAGTTAATTCATAAACATAATTTTTTTGTAATTGGTAAAAAGGTTTTTCGTGCTCAACATATTTAATTTCAAATAAACGATCACCTAGAGGGAAATAAATCAAATCTCCTTCTTTTGGTCTAGTTGAAAGTTTAGTGTTTGCAGTTCCTGCAATGAATGGTGAAATATAAGACTCGAATCTTTCTCTTGAAATTATTAAAGTTAAATCGTCAAGTTCCTGAATTCCAAACTTTGATAGTATAGTTCCTTGCCCACCATACCCCTCATAGGTATCGACATACGCCTCTATTGGGTATGCTTTGCTAAATTGAGATTCTATTACTTCCTTTATAACAGTTTTTTCTGTTATATACTCTCTAGGTAAATAATATACTTCAACTCCATAAATTTTCAACTGCTCGTTAATAAGGTCTTGGATTAGGTTTTGTTCTCCAATAGAACCTTGTAAAAAAAATGGATTGAGCATATTATTATCCTATCATATCTAATGGTGGCAATTCGTAAGTATTAGACATTTTTTCCATTAAATCGTCAATTTCTCTTTGACCATCTTCATATAACTGTCTTCCATTAAATTCAATGCCACCGGGAAGTTTGACTCCATTGAATTTAATTAAATTTTGTCCCCACTGCCTTTTTATCAGTGAAGTTAAATATTTTTTCAAAAACAAATCATTCCAAACTTGATTTGATTCATTTGGATTTATTGCTCTGTGGCAATCTATTACAAAATATTGATTTGTCGATAAAGTAGACCAATCAATATCCAAATATAATCTATCGGATCTTTTATTAAATCTTATCTGTTTCTGCGTGGTTAATAGCCACTCCATATCTTCTAAATATCTTTTAACCATAGAATAGGTCAAAAGTTCCGTTGATCCCCAGTAGTAAATATCATTCAAAAATAACTGATACTTCACACTAAACATATTGTTAGTGATAGAACTTGTGGAATCAAAATGAAATATTCTAGTAACACCTATAACATCGGGTGGAACTTGCAAATAATTACTATTTTCATAATAAGTAAACGTTGTTGCTGTTCCAACTATATTTGCTGTAGCAGAAGTGGATGCTATTCCAGGTCCATTTGGTGGTTTTGCTCTGCCCCTATCAATATCTTGCTGAGTAACTTTATATTTTAGAAAGGTTGGAGTTACACCATCAAAATGCCTATCTTGAAAGAACTGAATAGCGTCATCCACAAGATCTTCAATTTGCTCGTCAGCAACGTTTATTTCTAAAACTGGATATCCCAGTTTTCTTTTACAA